GGATGGACTTGCCCGTGATCGTCGAGGACGCTGCTGCCGTGCCAACGGCGGGGCAGAACGGGTTCTCGTACACCGGGTAAGCGAGGAGACGTCCCACAACGCCAGCATCGGCGTAGGGGTTGAACAGGTACGCGCCCTGGTTGTCCTTGAGTGCGCGAACCGTGCCGAGTGTGCTGCGGCTCATCATCCAGCCAGCACCGGGCTGCGCGGCGTAGACGCTGTCGACCGCGTGCATCAGGGTGATGAGGTTGTCGGCAGTCGGAGCGCCAGAGACGCCCGTCCCGCCCGTGACCGCAGCGACCGTGCCGAGAGACACGACGATGCCGTTGGGCTGAACCGTGCCGGTTCCGACCGTCAGCAGCGAGCCAACAGCCGTACCGAGCGCGAGACCCATCTGGCGTCCAAGGAAGCCAACGAGGTCAATGCCGGTGTCCTGAAGCAGCTCATTGGACACGAGGGTCAGCGTGCCGACCTTGTGCGCCCGCAGAGTGATGCTGGTGAACGTCGGGTCAGACTCGGCGTAGATCGCACCCTCAGCGGTTGCGGTGCCGTTCTGCCGTGCGGTCTGCACCGGCACCTTGATGTCCTCGCCACTCGTGGTGTTGAGAACAGTCACAACCGACGCATCGAGCATCGGGCTCAACGTGGCCAACTGCTCCTGAATGATGTCGTAGAAACCCTGGGGAACGGTCTCCGGCCCCTTGGTGGCGGTTGCACCCGACAGCGCGCGACGCTCAAAGGTGGCGGTCCGACGCTCGCCACGAGCCAACTGACGGATGATGTCGGCGTCCGACAACTCCGCAGCGGCGGTGCGAACCTCGGCGCGCAACTCCGGCGCTGAAGCGAACTGCTCGGCGATACGCGCGTCACGCTGCTCGGCAGCGCGCACGGTGTTGATGTGGTCCTGGCGCTCGTCCATGCGGCCATTCAGCGCGTCCCACGCGGTGCGCTCCTCAACAGAGAGGTCGCGCTTCTCCTGCTCGGCGCGGTCCAGGTAGGCACGCGCGTCGTGCAGGTCTTTCTTCTGAGCCTCAAGGAGACTTTCGAGGTAAGACATGTGTGTCCTTAGTGTGAGTAGGTATGCAGGTGGATGTCCGGCGGAACGCTCAGGACGTCACATCGGCGGAACGCTCAGATGTGTGGTGGAGGTGTCGGGAGTCGAACCCGAGTTCGCAGCGCTCCGACTTGCGGGTGTGCGCTACGGCTTACCAATCACCCCCCAGGGACTAGAGCCCTAGAGCCTTCTCAGCGAGTGCAAGTTTCGCGGCGAGGATCGCGGTCGGGACAGCAGCATCCGGCGCGGGTGCAACCTTGTCCACCACGCTGCGCAACAGGTGCGCCTGGTCCTCGGTCAGTTCGCCAGCCTGAAGCGCGGTCATGGCGTCGCTCAACTCGTCCACGTCGGTGGCCGTGCGGCTGGCAAGGGTCTGCAACTTGCGCACGCTCGCGGTGGTTTGCGGGTAGGCCGGCACGCCGGTCACCACAGAAACCTCGTGCAGCTTCGCAGCCATAAGCGTGCGCTCGGTGCCGTCGTCGCTCCACTTGTCCTTGACGGTTGAGAAACCGAAGGACATCCCGGTGATATCAGATCTTTCAACAAGTGTTCTGATATCGCGGCCCCATGAAGTGTCGGGCAGGTCAATCTCTACATAGCCGCCGTCGGCGCGGTCCTCGATGCGCAGAGTCTTGGCGCGGGTGCTGCCCAGCAGCAGTTCGTCATTGTGATTGACGTAGGCGCGAATGTCCACGCGGGACTTCAGCGACCGGGTAAAGGTTCCAGGCGCAATCCGCTCGGTGAACCCGTGACCCAGCGGCAGGCTCGGGACGTCGTACTTCCAGGCGTACCCGCCGAACGTCATGCCGTCGCCGGAGTCGGCTTGGCGCATCTCGGTGATCTCAGCACCGAAGGTGCGGAACTCAACTTGGCTCATGGTCACAGCCCTCTCGTCGTCCAGGTCCATATCGTCATCGTCATTGCCCTCGGGATTGGGCTGCCAAGCGTTGCAGTAGTAATCACCGCGCACGAACTCGTCCCAGCGCTGACACCAGGCACGGTCGCCTTGCACGATGTCGTCGTCATAGAAGGCGCAGTTGCCGCAGGCGCGTCCATCGGGGACGTCAGCCTCTAGTGCGGGTCGGTAGTTGTCGGGTAGCGCGCGCTCGTCCTGCATAGCCGCCGCCTGCCTTTCTAGCCAGCGTCGCGCTGGTTGCGGGTCGAGGGGATCTATTCCCCATAGATAGTGAGCGACAGCGCCAGGACCCGGCCATTGCGGGTGTTGCGGGTCGCGGTTCGCGGGTGCCTCTAGGTCCACGGCATGACGTGCGGCCCACGCATTAGCCCTGACCACCTTGCTGTCCGACATCTGGCCGTCAGCCATCAGCCGCGCCTCCCGGATCGTCTGATCCGTCAGGCCGTCACCGCCGAAACCCTCGCGCCGCAGTTCTAGACCACGCGCAGCAGCGTTGCGAACGTACTCAGGGACAGACACCTGTCTGGTCTCCACCACGCGCTCGCCACCTGGCTCGAGCCCTTCAGCGATGCTGACCGCGACCATCTGGTCAATGGCGGCCTGCTTCGTGCTGTGGCAGCCGATGACCTCGCCGTCATCCTTGATCGTGGCCCAGCCGCTACAGCCCTGCGCCTGGTCGGTGATGAAATATGGCATCAGAGCGCCTGACGGAGCCAGCTAACAACGTGTGACCCAGAATCGGACACCGCATACAGCGCCTCACCCGGGTTCAGGCTGAACGTAAGCGTCTGCTCCTTGAGCACCCGCAAACCGTTAGAGATCGTGACGTCGGCACCACCAAGGAACAGCGCCTTGGTGTTGTCGTTGTTGTGGACCGTCAAGTAACTCGGGTTCGCCGAACTGCCATCAATCTGCACCGCTACTGCCGTGCCGACTGTAATCTGGCCGCTAGTGATCATTTCAGTCTCCTGTCGGGTAAACGTCGTCAATCGGCAGGCCGACAGACGCGGCAGCATTCTGCAACTGCACCGACGGTAGACCGCTATGTACAAGCATGGGCAACGACAACGCAGCAAGCACTTGCTCCGGCTCAAACCCGACGTTGATAAGCCTCGTCGCCATCATCACGCGGCGGTCAGTCTCCACAAGGTTCGCGGCTTCCAGGTTGATGTTGGCAAGCGGCACCCGGTACACGTCGCCACCATCAACGGGTGGCAGGTCCTCGCGGCGTCGCACGTCATTGGGGGACAGGAAGCCAGACTGCATACCAGTCGAGTAGGCAGAGAACCGGCTGGCCAGGTCACCGCGCAGCAGGCCGTCCATGTTGAAACGCAGGAACGCACCACCCGGCAGCAGCCTGCTGAACGCTTCCTCCAGCTTGTGAACGTAGGGCCGCAGCGTGATCGTGACAAATTGGATGTGCTGCTGCTCCACCGACGCCTGCGACATCCCAGCCGTGATGCCAAGCATGACCGGCTGGATCTTGAAGATACGCGCGATTTCCTCAACCGTGAACGCACGCGACTCCACGAGTTGTGCACGCTCGGCGTCGGCACTCAACTTCTCAAACGTCGCGCCACCGGTGAGGATATTTGGCCTGTGCGCCTTGGTGAGTCCTCGGCTGTTCTTCTCGAACTGATCCTTGAGCCGGGTTGCTTGCTCCTCGGTCATATCGCCGGGGACGTTGATGATCCCGCTCGACATCGTGCCGCTGCCAAAGTAGCGCGCCGCGTACTCATCGAGTGCGCGAGCGATGCCCAGCACGTCCTTGAGTTCATCCACCCGCGACATGCCGACCAGCGCGCCAGGACGCCGGATGTCCGTGATGTGGAGCATATCCTCGGCGGGGATAATGATCGTGTTATCAAAGATGAACTGCGCGAACCCAGCGCGGTTACGCTCCACGCGCACGCGGGTCGGGTCCAGCAACTTGAAGCCGATCTCCTCGCCATTGTCACGAATGATGCGGACGTAGGCGTTGCCGTTCAGCAGCACCGACATCAATACAGACTGGTAGAAGTCCGAGCGAGCCACAGCCCGGTCAGCGTCGGGCTGGTCCACCCACTCGGGACGGGGACGGAACGGGACGCGCTCACCGTCGCGGCGAATGAAGGAGTCAATCGGCAGGGTGGCAATCGTGTCGGCAATCAGCCGCAGCGCGGCAAAGACGGTTGCCAGTTTCGTCGAGGTGGCCGGAGTCATGTAAACGCCAGACAGCGACGCGGGTGCCAGCATCCCGTCAGTCAGAAAGAGTGACTGGTAGGTCACGGCGCGCTCCTCGCGCGCAGGGGTCAGCAAACGTCCAAGCATCACTCACGCTCCAGCGCTAGACCGAACAGGAGCGCACCGACACCGAGGGCCACTACGCCAGCAGGCGGGAAAATCCACCCCACGCCCACCGCGACAGCGAGCAGGCCAGCAACCTGCAAGACGTTAGCCAGCATCAAGTCTCCGTTAGTAGAAGTTCACAGTCGGCGCAGGTGGTGTTGCCACGCGCGTCATGGCGCGCTCAATACCCATGACCATCGCCACGGCCAAGTCAATGCGGCGCTCGCTGGACTTGGTTTCCTTCATCAGCCTGGTGCCGCGCGAGTCCTGCTTGAGGACAGCGTTGCTGACGTGGCGAGTCAGGGACACATCGCCGTTGTGGGTCATGCTGCGCGTGTTCACCATATCGGTGGTGCGCTTGGTCGCAGGGGTCATGCGTGCTGCCGATTGCGGGAACTCGGTCACGGGTAAACCGTCCTCGGCAAGGATCTGCAAGGACCGCGCCCATAGGTGAGGGTCGGCGGTGATCTCGCGCACCGTCCAGCGCAGACACGCGGTACGAATCGTCTCCTCCACGTCGAGGATGTCCACGCGCCAATCAGTCTGACCCGGCAGCCGCTCCCAATGGCCAGCCACCTGGACGTGCGGGAACTCACCGATCTGGATGGCAACCAACGCGGTCGAGTCACCGGAGAACGAGCCGTCCAGCGCCAGCACGACGTCAGCGTGGTCAGGGATCTCGCGCGCCACCTGGCACTCATCCCACGCGGCCTGCGGCAACCATTGACCCTGAAGGGACACGGGACGGTTGAACCAGTACCTCTCCCACTCAGCAGGTGATGTCTGCGGGTCCTCGTAAGAGGTGGCGATTGCTTCCAAGTTCATCCACTCGGATGCTGGACCGTAAACCTCCGACAGGCCCGCGAGCCTGTCGCGCTTCTTGCTGGCGTCCCACTTCGGTGCGGCTTGGCGGTGATCGAACAGCAAACCCGCATCAGCAGTGCGCCCCTCGGCCACGGCCTTGGCGTACTCGTGCGTCCCCTCGGCCACCGAGCCCTCACCGGGTGCGTACATCGTGGTGGTCTCAAAGCCCCAGCCTGCAGCCGTCTTGCGCTTGAGCAGATTGCGCAGCACGACTTGGTGCAGCCGCTTGAGTCGTGGAAGCGTCCACAGGTGTGTCTCATCGAACACGACGAACGTGGACTTACCGCCGTCCTTGGACGAATCGGCAGCAGACTCGGGTGTGACCTGTCCACCCTGCGGCAGGATGATGCGGGTCAATCCGACGTCAATGCCAGGGTAATCAGCGCGCAGCCGCTCAGACGTAGAGCAGATGAACCGCACCGCGTCGTAGGTATTGCCGGCCTGCCCATATTCCGTAGCAAAGCACAGCACCTCGGGACGCTTGACAGGAGTGCCGACCGGCTCGCCCTCGTCATAGGGATAGCCCCACGCGGATATCTCGCCAGCAGCAGCGAAGTGCGAGAAGCGCACCGGGCCAATCGCCTCAGCGATAGCCAGGAACGCGGCCAGCTCTGACTTGGCGCGACCCTTGGGGCGCGACAGCACGGCGCGGCGGATCAGCCTGCGGCCAGCGTCGTCGGTCTCATAACAGCGCATGATGAACGCGGCGAACTCGTCATCCAGTCGCAGCGGCTCGCCCTCGACATCGCCAGGACCGTGGACGCAGTAATGCTCCAGCCAATCAACGATCTGGAGCCCAAGACTATGCGTTGGCGACAGCAACGAGACGCGCCTTACGGTCAGAGTCCACGCGCGGCTCGGCCTTAGCCGCTGCCACCTCGTCGGTGACCTCAACCTTGAGCCGCAGCCGATCCTCAGGGGACGCGCCGAACTTGGCCACGCGCAGCCGCAACTCGGCAGCCACAGCAGTCTTGCCAGACCATAAATCACTATGCAGAACAGCAGTGTCTAGCAGGAAATCCCAGTCGGTCGTGGTGAACGTCTGCGACAATGGGGAGCGCCGCCAAGTGTCCCACCAAGCCACGGTGCGAGCATGCCACGCGCCTTCAGGTAACTCCGGCCCACGCAGTTGACCGTCGTCAAATACTTTGACGAACTCGGCCTCACGGCGCGCAGTGTCGTTAGACCTTGACCGTTCGCGTTTGGGCGCAGGACCTTTGCCACTCATGACGCTCCATTCAATGTCCGAACCCGCACGCGCAAAGAGCGAGCTGACATGCGGTT